CAGACTTCCACTTCCACAGAAATTATGAATATGTGGGTAAGGGTGAATGCCGGATTGTGCAGAACGGTGGATTTAGTCTACGCAGCAAGCGGTTTTTAGAAGCAATGACAAATTATGGGATTACGGTGCAGCGGTTTGGCCTACAAATGCTCAACAATGAGGATATTCAGCTTTGTTGTTTCCTAAGACCGTACTTGGAGAAGGTTGGAATGCGCTTTGCCCCAGATGAGGAATCAAAGCTGTTCTCTTTTGAGCATTTATCCCCGATTGTCCACGCTGACGTAGATTTTAAGAAGATATTTGGGCATCACAGTAGATTCAGGCGGCTAACCGGCGAAAACACGATGGATTGGCTGCTAACCCAGGAAGAAGTCGATCAAATTGCTCTTGAAGGTGACGTTTATGGACTATTTGAACATTATGGATATGAAATCCGACGAGTCGAGAGAGTCGGTTGAGGTTATTCCAAGAAAAGAACTCAAAGATATTATCAAAAGGTTCTTGCAAGACAAGAAACGTGGCATTCCAGTAAATCTGTTTGCAGACTTGTGTGGGATTAGTAAGCAACACTTGTATGAAACCTTCCTACATGACAGCAGAACGCTTACTGAGATCGTCCAGCGTCGTGTTTCTAGGGCGTATTGCCTGTGGAGAGATGGCAAAATTCGCGTCATGGTGCATTACGGAAGGAAATATCTGGAGTTTCGTAAGGAACCCAAGCAGTACGCCACCAGAGGATATGGCCTACAAGCCACTTCTGAGGGCATAAAGCTCAAAATTGGCATCAGAAATAGGCTTGATTATAGTGATTATCGGTTAGATGAGACAATAAAGGGGAGGTAATTATGGCGGTATTAAACGATTATAAGTGCGCTGAACATGGCTTTTTTGAGGGTTTTGAGCCTGTTTGCCCTGATGGATGCACCGAAAACGTCCATGTTGTGTTTCTCCAGCCGGTTGGCTTGAAGTCAGATACGACAAAACACAACGACAAGACAATCAATCAGCTTGCGCTGGACTTCAATATGACAAATATCAAGTCGGCAAGAGAGGGTGATAACCAGTCCGGCTTCTATACCCGCAACAACAAACCAGCCCCCAAAGATATGCCGCAGCCGCCCCGTGAATCACGGCCTGGCGATGCAGTTATGTGGGGAAATGCTGGCGGTAAATTCAATATGGATACCTTGCTAAAAGGAAATACGTTTAGATCAGTTGCGGGAGAGAGCGTAGGTGTGTCACCATCCAGCTTGGGGAACTTGACAACGCCTAAGACTGCGAGTTATATGCCTGACCATGAGAACCTTCAGGTGAGAAAATAATGAGAATCCCAACTAACCCCCTTCAGCGGGAAACTTTTTATCTCGACCTCATAGAGAAATGCTTGGTATCCCGCGAGGAGCGCAAAGCTGACTATGCTGCCCTGCGTTCTTATTTTCTTTTTGGCGCTGCCCCTGAAGAACCGCCAGCTATCTTCAATAAAATCTATCCGCATATCGACCAACTGAGTAGCTTTCTCTACTCTGCGGAAACAACAAGATTTTCACTGGACTTAGGCGCGTCGGTTTCTCCGCTGGAATTAACAAAAGCGCCTTCAATGGCGCACAAGCTCAATGATGAGTGGCTGAACTCAAACACTGACCAGGTTTTCTCCAACGCTTTGAACTGGTCGCTCTGCTACAACACCACGTTCATTAAGCTGGTTGTCAAAAATGGCATCCATCCGTACTTGGTTGACCCTGGTGCTGTTGGCGTGTTGCGCGAAGATGTGCCGTACACAGATCGCCAAGAAGCGATTGTCCACAGCTACTACATTACGAAGTCAGAACTGTATGCGCGTTTGTGGTCGCACCCAAAACGTCAGTCTATTGTTGATCGCGTAACAGCTTCCTTCCACGAACAGACTACAGATATTCCAGAAGGTATTGACCGTATCATCATGTCGCAGACAAACCCAAACTTGATGGGTACGGTGAACTTGGACTTGTCTGGGATGAACCGCTACAAAGCGCGAGTGGCAGAAGACACCGTAGAGATGCACGAACTCTGGGTGTGGAACGACGAAACCCAAGACTATCAGTGCGTAACCATTGCTGATCCTGACGTTGTGATTTATGACCGCCCAGGCGAGTCGATGTTCTTGAAGGGTGAGCAGCCGCTTATCCAGCTTTGCCCAAATCCTCAGTACGATTATTTCTGGGGTCAGTCAGAAGTTCAGCGATTGGTATTCTTGCAAGCCCTGCGTAACAAGCGCATGACTGAAATTCTTGACCTGCTGTCTAAACAAGTTTCGCCGCCTACAGCGTTAATGGGCTTTACAGGGATTCTGGATGAAAAGAATTTTGCCCTTAACCGTGCTGGTGGTTTGCTTGCTACTGATATGCCAAGTGCAAAGGTCGAAAAACTTGCACCTAATATTCCCAACGATCTTTTTGAAGTCATCCGAGAAGTCGATGTGATGTTTGCAGAAGCCTCCGGCATTACGCCAGTCTTAGCTGGTCGCGGAGAGTCCGGCGTTCGTAGCCAATCCCATGCTTCTAGCCTAGCTCGACTAGGCTCCTCTCGCGCTAAGAAACGTGCGCTGATTATTGAGGACGCGCTGGAGAAAGTGGCAACGCTTTACATGAAGCTCATCCAGAAGTACGACACAACAAAGCTACTGGATTCTGAAGGCAACACATTTATCCCAGCGCAGTTTACTGGTGACTATGTGGTGAAGGTGGACGCGCACTCTAATAGCCCGATCTTCACAGAAGACCTGCGTCAACTGGCATTTAGCCTGTTTAATGCCCAAGCTATTGACCGTGAGTCGCTGCTTGACCTGCTTGAGCCACCCATGAAACAATTACTGAAAGAGAAATTGAAGATCATGGAAGAAAAGCAGCAAGCTATGGCAATGGCGCAGCCACCAGCACAAGGCGGGAAACCGCAAGAGCCACCCCCGCAAATTCAGGAGGCAGCATGAACAATCCGAACGTAATGACCCCCAAAGCAGACCAACCGCGAGTCTCAACGGAAAGTTTGCGCCAGGGTGAGCAGCCAGCAAATTTGCAATATAGAGTAAGTTCTTTCCGTACTTACACCCCGCGAACTGAGAACCGCAGTTCGTCCACCCGCTTCGTGCGATAAGGAGTTGCAAAATGAACAAGAAAATGAAACGTGGAAGAAAGTGCCGCCGATAGCTTGACAAAAGCTATCAATTTGGTTATTTCTATTGCAAATTTTTATTGAGGTTGATATGGGCGTTCCTTCCGACCAGTTGATGAAGCTGATGGAGAGTCAGCAAAAGAAAAAACCCAAGGTTGAGGTTGAGGTAAAAACCGACGGTGAGGAAGAAGCGGACGATGAAGCGGAAGGCATGAGTGGCGCTGATACGCCGCCTATGTCTTCTCCCATGTCTACCCCTGAACCTGCGATGGGTTCTAAAGAAGGCGCAATGGTCAATATCAGCTTGGCAGTAGATCTGATTAAACGGTCACTTCCTGGCATTGGCGCGGATTCTGAAGAAGGCCGCAAAGCACTGTCTGCTATCAAAACCCTTATGTCTGTTGTTGGAGAGCGCAAGGACAGCGCAGAAGAACTCAAACAATCAGAAATCTTGCAAATGTTACAATCGCTTCCGCAAGCTGGTGGTCAATCGCCAGAGGGCAAGGCGATGGCAGCCGCGCCAGCGATTCCTGGCATGATGTAATTTTTAAGGAGAATATCTTGGATCTGTTTAAGCCTCGCGGCGCTGCCGCACCCCGTAATCCTACGGACAACAACCAGCAGAATGGTCAGATTGTGAACACTCCCCGCTTTGCGACATTGGGTGGTCTGAGCAACGCAGCCAAAGCTGGCGCAAAGAACAAGATGATGGTTGAGAAACCAGGCGGCAAGCGCATTATCTGATGCGCTTTTTTATTATTAGTAGGGGATAACTATGTCACTTGAAGATCTGAGTTTTGAAGCGCGTGATGAGCTTGCAGCTTTAGCGCGTCAGCTTGCGGAAAATCCAAATACCCGTAAAGACTTTCTACGTCTAACAAAGAAAGCCAAACCGGATATGCCGATTCCAGAGCTTGAAATTGAAGATGCGACAAATGCTGTTGTGCAAAGAGCAAATGATCGTGTTGAACGTCTTGAGGCTCAACTGCGTGAGCGTGATGCTATTGAAGAACTTAATAAGCGTCGTAACAAACTCCGCGCTAAAGGTCTGGCTTCAAGCGATGAAGACATTGAACAGATTGAGAAGGTTATGCTAGACAAAGGCATTACCAACCATGAAGCTGCGGCTGAATATTGGGATTGGATGAAGCAGTCCGCTGCCCCAACTCCCACGGGCTACAATCCATCTGCAATCAAGGGCTTTAACCTTGACCAGTTCTGGAAAAACCCTGTACAGGGCGCTCGTAACGAAGCTGCTGCTGCATTGCACGAACTTAGGCGCAATCCGAAACCAATCGGGTTGTAATGTAAACAGGGGATATTTTTAGAATCGGAGATAAATCATGCCTATTGGCGGTGGTATTCTTCCGGCATCGGGTTCGACACAATTTACCGAACTGACTTACGTCACTCGGCGTGCCTTTATCCCGAAGCTGGTAGTTCAACTCTATAACTCGACTCCGCTTATGGCGGCACTGATTGCTAACAGTCAGCAAGCCTCTGGCGGTGTTTCTTCCGTAACCGTTCCTGTTCAGGGTTCGCAGTTTGTGAACGCTCAATGGTCTGACTACAGCGGCTCGTTCGCTCAACCGTCAGTCCAGCAAGGCGCTTATAACGCTGAGTTCAACCTGAAGCTGATGATTGCTCCAGTACCGTTTCTCGGTATGGAAGGTGCAGTTCAGCAGGACGCTGCCGTTATCCCTCTGATCGAAGCTCGTATGAACGATGCGACCAACGTGATGATGGATGCGATGGCAACCTCGCTGTACAACAACACCACGAACAATCAGCAGTTCATCGGTCTTCCTGCTGCCGTTGCTGATTCTGGCACTTACGGCAACATTGACCGCAGCACTTACACTTGGTGGAAGTCGAAGCAGTACGCTGCTGGCTCCGTCAACCCAACTCGTCAAAACATTCTTCAGTACATTTCAGGTACTGTGAAGAATGGCGCTGAAGTTCCTTCATTCGGCGTTTGCGGTTTTGGTACTTGGACTCTGCTGGCTCAAGACTACGTTGGTCAAGAGCAGTACGTCATCACTCCTGGCTCCGGCTTTGACAGTGATGCGAACGGCGCTCAAGCTGCCTTCCGCGCTTTGATGGTTGCTGGTGTTCCTATTTATCCTGATCCATATTGCCCAGAAGGTACTGTGTACTTCCTGAACACCAACTATCTCTCGCTCTATATCCATGAGCAGGGTTCGTTTGTGTTTACGGGCTTTGAATCGACGCTTCCGAACTGGCAGATTGGCTACGTTGGCGCAGTGCTGATGATTGCTGAATTGGTCAATACGAAGCCTAAGTCGATGACAAAGGTGACGGGCTACAACTCTTTGACTCTGTAAGGGAGAAATAGTCATGTCAAATAAAATCCTAGTCGCTGGTGCGCCAACTGATTCCCCAGGCGCATTTTTCCAGGCTTATGCTGCTGGCACTGCAACCGTCACCGTTCCGGCTGGCGATTACTTCATTACGCCGACCGCAAACGTCACC